GTTGTCAATAGTTAGTTTGCTTGATTATATGCCTCTCTTTGTTTTATCTTTTCAGCAATAGTTAAAGGTCTATTATTCTTCATGCCTTTAATCATGTTTGCAAGATTGCTTGGATTGTAGATTGTTAGACCTGTTGAATTTGATCTAATCAATTCACTTTCTTCAACTTCAATACCAAGTTCAGTTGCAAGTTCTATGCCCTCACTTAAGTATCTATATGCTTTCAATCCAATTTTTAATTGGTCGCATTGTTTAACAATACTATCAATCCACGTTTGATGTTTAGTGACTACTTGACCTTTGGCACTTCTCCATAAGATTTTATACTCATCTTGAGTACAAGCTATTGCTCTTGATCTACAATAAGAAGTTCCAATTACATCAAGATTAAATTGGTCATCAAATGTTTTAGTCATACCATTACTATCACTATCACTATCACTACCATACCTATTGCTAGATGTTTTGCCTAATGCTTTGTCATTAAGATCAACGTGTTTTGTTTTGTGTGGATTGTTTTCATTCTTATCATGCTGTGCAAGGATATCAGGATTTAAGTCCAATGCTTTTAAATCTTCTCTTAAATAAGCATAAGCAAACTTTCTACCATCATCACTACTATATTCAGTACCATTTAAATTGCCAAATAATCCAAAATCAAAGTGTGATTTAGTTTCTGTTTTTTCTCCATCTTCGTCAACACCCTCATTGTGTGCAAAGTAAAAACATTTATCTTTGGCTACAACATCACAAGGTTGTCCATACTTCTTTTTAAATGTTCTTAATGTTGCAACATCTTCTGGTGGATATGATCTTTCAACTACTTGTCTTGCTAGTTCAAATGTTGATTTATATTCTTTGTCAACATTCTCTCTTGCTTGTAGGTAATCTTCTCTTTCTTGTGTGTCCTCATTCTCAAAGACATTTTTTATCTTGCCGAAAAGTTTATTTCTCAATTCGGTATTCATTCTGATTTTAGACATTCTCACTCCTATTTGTTGGTTAATAATAAAGTGGGATTATATATTAATCCCACTCATTGTCAAATGTTTAGTATCTTATTTTATAATTACCTGAACAAGTCCTGTAATTATTTGCGTCAACATCAAAATATGTTATACACGCATTGCCAAGTTTGGTAGTAAAATATCTACACATACTATCCCACTTGCCTCGTCTTGTAATATGCTTACTATGTTTTTTTGCATAATAAGTAATTGTAAATTGTTTATCTATATTCATTTTATTCTTCTTTCTGTTTGATTATATCTGGGATTATACATTATAAGTAAATAGAAGTCAACAAATAAAAAGAAATTTATTTTAATTTAACGCTTGACTTAGTTCCCATAATATCTTATAACTATTTTATGTTATTTATTCTGTTTAGGTGAAATAAATAATTTAGGTTCAGGGGATACCCTAAAAATTCCCCTGAATTGTTTTCGCCCTTTTGTTCACTACGGCGATATAAACTCAAGTGATCATGGGACTTGCACCAGAAAAAGCAAGTACGGAGATTCCCGGTCAATCGATTAGTGAGAAGCTAATTTTAGTTCCGGGACTGATCCCTGATCTATTGGACGGGTTGACCCGATCAGCTTTTGCTGACAATAGATCTGGGATCGGATGGTGTTTACTGAGGGTTAACCTCTATAACTTAGGTCGCGAAATCCGGACGGATTTGGGATTGTATAACGCGTAATAAGATCCCCGCCTACGTAGTCACACCAACTGATCAAAGAATTTATGATACCTAGAAATTTTCTAGAGTGGGATAAGGCTGGCCCGCCCCGAATAAAAAAGGGCCAGTAAAATGATAAACAACCGATCGTAAGTCACGCCTCTGGCGGGCCTCTTCATAGGTGGAGTTTTACCGGTCCTGCTAAGTCGACTGATCATCGAGTGGGACCGGTTATATGAATCCAAGCTTCACGCAGCGCGAAGCGTCAAGCGTCGAGCAGTTTAGAATGATTCTAATTAGCAAAGAAAATATTAAAAGATACGAGCGTCAAGCAATTAAGTACTTGACATTTAAGAATATGGGACTATATAAGAATTAGAAAGGATATAAATATGAGAATTAAACATCGAGATCTTACACATTATTTTATAACAAATCACAATCACCTCCCGCGGTCCTATGTTAAGAGCTGCAAAAAGTTTTTCAAGGACCTGAAGCGCGAAACGCTGGAAACTAAGCAACGAGCCACAAGCTACAAGCGTCGAGCGTCAAGCAATTAAATACTTGACATTTAAGGATATGGGATTATATAAGAGTAAACAGAAAGGATAATAATATGTTAATAAAAGAAGCTTTAAAAATTACAGACTCATTTACTAAGACTTCAAAAATGCCAGGCCTTAGTTATTCACTTCCGGCTTGGGCCTGTCAAACTGGCGCGAAGCTTGCAAAGATTGAAGGCACGCCTTGCTTTGGATGTTATGCAATGAAAGGAAATTATACAAGATATCCAGCAATCAAGGCGGCCCAGTATAGAAGACTGGACGCTATCAAACACCCGAAATGGGTTGAAGCGATGGCGGCAAAAATTAAAAATCAAAAATGGTTTAGATGGCACGACGCCGGCGACGTTCAAAGCGTCGAGCATATGGCCAAAATTTTAGAAGTAGCACGTCAAACGCCGGACACTAAGCACTGGATGCCAACACAAGAGCGTCAGTACTTGCCGGACCCTGAAGCGGTTCCGGACAACATGATCATCAGGTTATCGGGATCCAAGGTTGACAAACCAGCAGGCAACGCCTGGTCCCATTCTTCAACGGTGGTAACTGATGGGAAACCCAGCTGCCCAGCCCCTAATCAAGGCGGCAAGTGTCGAGATTGTAGAGCATGCTGGAACAAAGAAATTAAAAATATTAGTTATGGTAAACACTAGAAAAGCTTCACACGTGAAGAAGGCCATTAGCCCAAAGCTGCCGACGGACGGCCGCGGGCGTGCGCCAACTACAACTTTAAGCAAATTAATTAAAAAATTAAATGAAGAGAATCAGCCACCTGGAGGATGGTATAAGCCACAAGCCACAAGCCTCAAGCCAGAAGCGTCAAGCGATGAGCGTTAAGCCACAAGCCCCAAGCCTCAAGCCAAGCGTCAAGCGTCAAGCGAAGCGTCAAGCAACAAGCGCTGAATGTGGGCCCAATCGTCAATCGCCAAGCATGGCGTTTCGCGGTGGTCGGATAGCAGACCGTTGATCGTGGAGCTTTGATAAAGTTTTATTGAATGAGCAAGAGGCTCTTCAATAAGAATAAAGTTCCTTTTTGTATGTGTATAGTGCCAGAGTTTTTGGTGGGGAGAAAATGATATTTTTGGACCTCTAGCTATTTTAAGCTCAACCATGAATAATCCGCATGAATCATGATAACCAATAAGATCCGGTACTCCAAAAGAAGCCCATGATTCCAGTCTAGTCCATAGTATTTTAGGTGTGTTTTTCTTAAGTTTCTTCCACAGTTTTGTCTCTTCATTCATCGTGCATTGACTTTTATCGTACAAGTTTGTATAAGTCAAACCATATGACAAGAGTAGCAATTTTAACAGATAAACAAAGAAAGTTTGCAGAGCTTTTAGTATATAATCAAGGTAAGATGTCTCCGGCAGAATGTGCAAATGAAGCAGGTTATACAGCAAGCTCGAGATCTAGAGCAAGTGAATTAAAAAATCCAAAGTACTACCCATTAGTTGCAAAGTACATAGGCGAGCTGCGCGCTGAAGTCCAAGAAAAGTATGGTATTAACTTTGAAGGGCATATTACAGAATTAGCTAAAATTAGAGATGAAGCTTTAAAAACTAAAGCGTGGAGTGCTGCAGTAAACGCAGAAGTTGCTAGAGGTAAAGCAGGTGGTTTATATATTGATCAAAAATTAATTATGACAGGTAATGTAGATAATATGAGTTCAGATGAGATCAAAGATAGACTACGTAAAATATTAGAAGACAACAAAGAGATTATTAACATAACTCCAGATGAAATTAAACTAGACGAATTAGAAATAGAATAGTAATTATTTTTTCTTAAGACCTTGAGGATCAGGTCCTCTTACAGGTGGAATTTGGCTCCATTTAACATGCTTCATATTTTTAGTCAAAGTTGGATTAAAAATACTATCGTAGTTTTCTCTGTATGTATTATCTGCAGGCCTTGACTTGCCATCGTATTTAAATTTTTTATTCATTACTTTTTTTAGGTTTGGGTTTTTTCTTTTTATAGTTTCCGCTGGCTTCTTCTTTTTCTGTTTTCTCAACAGCCGCTGAGATTTCTACTTCGACAGTTTCTACTGGCTCGACATCCCAAAATCCGATCCGCCCATCCCACCCCGAACTCAATAGCGCCTTACCATCTGCGGAAAAGTCGAATCGACGGACCCAACTGTCGTGTCCCAAATAGGCCACCTTGTCGCCAGTCTCCAAATCAAAACGATAGATACCATAATCTTCAGCCCCAACGAATGCGTATTTGCCTGACGGGTCAACGCGGCACGTTGTCAACGGACGTTCATGCGTGAACTTCTGAATCTCTTTTGCTTTAGTAGGATCGACCTTTGCGATCCCCGTATCACTTGCAACATCACTCGCTACATCACTTGCAACATCAGCAGTAACATCAGCAGCAACTGGTTTGGTTTCGTCATTAAGAATCATGACAGCAACTCCTTAATGGGTTCATTTGCAGGGTCGCCGATGGGAACCGAGCGACCGTCTATATCATGATTTTGTTGCGAATCGATACCAACGGCCTGCAAATACGTGTGAAACAGATGACCACCATCGACTTCTCGATCTTTAACGGCGGTCCCATCCGCATTGGTAGAACCAACGACGCCACCAGGTTGGATTCCACAACCGCCCATTGCCACGGATAGCGAGGCGCCCCAATGGTCACGGCCAAACTTATGGTTGATTGTTGGCGTACGGCCAAATTCGGAGTAAACGATGACCAGCACATTATCCAGCATGCCGCGTTCTTCAATATCACCAAGTAAAGTCGCAAAGGTTTTGTCAAACTCGTCGAGTTGTTCTACGTGAAAATTGAAATTCTCAGCGTGGGTATCGTAGCCATGATGGGTCACTTTCACACAAGTCACGCCTTCTTCGAGCAATGTTCTTGCTAACAAACAACGGCGGCCGAACCAGTGTCGACCGTAGCGATCCAGCTCCTTATCGTCTTGCTCACCGAAAAGATGCGTTCGTTTAATTAACTGACGCGCTTGACCAAACGACGTATCATAGGAATCGATCAACGAGCGACTGCGTCCAGTTTTGAACTGTTGATTCAATTGCAAACGCAAATTATCACTACGTAGTGCCAAATCCTCGGACACTCCTTCCGGCAAACCTAGATGCTTCGGTGGCTTCACACCTTCGAGTCGCATCTGGGCATGTCGTGCTTCAAGGAAACCCGCCGTTTCACCAGACAAGCCCCGCGTTGTAATATGAACGAAGCCCGGAAGCGGATTGTCCGGCCGGCTCAAATATTTAGAGGCGACTGAGCCAACATAAGGATAGGTACCAGCCGGGCGCCCTTTTTCCATAAAAAGCATCCCCTTATTATGGTCGTTAGTACGTAAGTTAATACTGCGCACAATCGACAACAAATGCATCTTCTTAGCGGTGTGCGGCATAAGTTCACTGATTTGCGTACCAGGCACCGAAGTGGGGATTGCTCGAAATGGCCCACCATAGGTTGTACCCGGTTTGGGATCCCATGATTCAAACTGACTAACACCACCTTGCAAATAAACTTGCAAGATTTGTTTCTGCTGCCCCTTCATTTT